TGAGCCAAAAGAATTTCATCTCTATTTGCCTTGCGGTAAAGATTAAATGAAGATTCTTGTGTGCCCGCCTCAATTGGTTCCATCTTAAATTCAACCTTTGAGTCTGGGCTATCTGCTGGAAGAGGAATATATAGAGATCTGTGATTCTTTCCTCTTAGGCCTACCTGGAAAAATTCAAGCAATTTTCTTTCTGATTCTGGGGATAGCTTTGCTCCCTTTACTGTAATAATATATCTTGGGACCGCCTTATTTTCAAAGTAGTCTAGGTTATATTTACCAGCAAATTCATTTCCAGCCAATGCGTTCTGGGCTGCAATAATGTCTGGGATTCCATAATAGTTATTTGTTGGAGTATATTTCTTTAAATGAATAACTTCGTTTGGTCTGTCTTCTCCGCCTGCGATTGGGCTCTCGGTATCTACGTCTCCGAAGTTTCTAAAGTAAACAGCCTTGCCGTAAAGCAATTGAATAAAGCCGTCTCTTAATCTACGTACTCTCATTGTCTTTGCTGGTATGTGCCCAATGTATCCGATGTTGCCTGAAGTTGTTCTGCTGATTTCAAGGTAGCCGTTGCCAGTTGCTTCTAAGTCTGTGTAAACCTTAATAAGTGTTTGTGTAAAAGTATCTTCATCGTTTGTTGAATCAAGCCACAGTTGTAAGTCTTGCTTTAATTTATTAAGCTTTCTGCGGGCTCTTTCTAATTGCTTGTCGTCTGTAATAGAATCAAATGCGTCGTTGGTTTTTCTTGTCTCAGAAAAATCATAGCCTAGTCCAACAATGTTTGCCACCTTCGCATTAATTGCTGCGTAGTTATAAGTTGAAATTTCATAAATTCTTGAAAGGTATTCTTGGTTATATGGTGGCTCCACAAGGTCGAACATTGCATAGCCAGTAACCGCCTGCTGTAATAGGTTTTGCTGTGTTCCAGTTCCTTCTCTGCCTGCAAATGCTTTAGAGAACTCTCTTCCCATCTTACGGCGGAAAGTAGAACTTAATCCAGATATTTTTCTTAAGTCATCCTCTTCAATCATAAAGGGATCTGAATGATCTTTTTCTTTCTTTAGTTGAAATAAATCAGAGGCAGAAGAAATTTGAATTCTGTCTGTTGACTCTAAATCGTTATCTTGAATAAACTCCATGATTATCTCCCTGGTCCACCTATTGTTGGATTCTTTTTATTATAAGCCGCTAGCTCATCTTTGTAATTTCCAATATCAAATGGGTCAGGAATTAATCCTTGATCAAGCCTTGCCTTCTGATATTCAAACTGTTCGTCATCAATCTTACGTCTATTGGATAAAAATTTAGGCTGACCAACGTCAATTCCAAAGGATGAAACCTCTGATGCAAGCGCCGCCATATTTGCCTTATTGCCTTTATGTGATGCTATCGATAAGTAATTGCCCTCATCATCGCCGATCCATCTTCCGTCTGGCATTTCCCAAACATAGATTCCAAGCGTGGTTTCCTCAATTACTGTCTGATTGACCTTTTTAATCTCCATAGTATTTTATTTTACCATTCTTTGGTATCAAAGTCCAGCTTTTTGTCAGGCTATGTGACAAAATTATGTGTTTTGGATTACAATCCAGTCATTATCATAGTAGTCTACAGAGTTTTCTGTCACGGTCATAGACGGAGAATTATCGTCGGCTACCGTAGAAACGTTATTATATAGATATAGGCCATAGTGTGTTGAAACATCTGTTGCGGTAAATGCTCCTGCATATAACCCGAAGCTCTGGAATAATGCAGGTACTGCGCCAGAGGAAGAATGTGAAAGCTTTATTTGTCCGCTAACTGCGCTAGTGAAAACAATTACAACATGGTGTAACTCGCCTAATTTAAATACATTTGAGACACTTGTCTCTGATGCCTTATTTACGCCATTTACATAGATAGCAGCTATATTAGTTTTACTTACAGTTCCGCCGCCTGACCATGAATAGTTTGAGGCAGCATAGGATCCGCTAGATGCTGTTGAGATAAATCCGCTAACTGTCAATGCATACGGGGTATAGAAAAATTCTAATGTTTTAATTGAGGAGGTTGTATTAATATAAAACCCAGAGCTTGCAATAGTTCTTATTCCATTTTTAGCATTTCTTGAAAGAATTGGATGCTTGTCATTTCCAATTGTTATATCATATACTGAGACTCCAGCAAGACCCTCTAATGTAGAAATATAACTTGAACTATTTGAAGCATATGCAATTTGATTATTATAGAATTTAATTTGAAGAGTGGATAATTTAGGCAGGTATTTGCTGCTATCTGTTGTTGACATAGTTATCTTTAAATAGATTTGCTTGTTGCCATTAAAACTTGCAATAGTAAATTGTGGGATCTTCTGTCCATTTTGGCAAGCCTGGTATGTTGCGCCATCTACTGAGACTTCTACTGTTATTCCATCTGTTCCGTTCCATTCTATTTTTGAAGAATCTAAAACTGAAGCATATGGTAAAGATATATAGTCTGTCAAAATTACAGTCTTTGATCCTGTTGATTTTTTAATTGCTAAAGATTGCTCTGAATCGCTGTAGTATAAATCATCTGTAATAAAATACTCCCAGCTTTTATTTCCAGGATAAGAATAAATAAACTGAGTAGAAATATTTTCATCGTATAGGTCAAATAGTTCTCCGCTATCTGGATCTACAATTTGAATTGGGGCCATTTGAGATGCCTCTAAATAATGATTTTGGATCTGAGAAAAAGATAAAGCATATCTATAAACGCCTACGCTATTTATTAAAAAATAATCATTTGCATCTAATGTTGGCCCAGTTTGAATAGCAAGCGAAGTATTGCTAAATGCAAAGCCACTTAAAACTCTTGTTGATACTAATTGTGCATCCACGTAAATATACATTGATGTTGGGCTATATGTTGCAACAATGTAATGAACCTTGTCAACATTTAAAAGGGTATGTGATAAAACTTCTGAATTTACTTTAAATGTTATGTTTCCCTTATCATAGAATAAACCTACATCTTCTGATGTATCCGCCAAAATAGGTGTCTCATTAGTTGTTGTAAATTTTGGATAAAACCATGCCTCTAATGTAAAGTCATTATCTGATGAGGTTAATGTTCCAAATTGGCTGGTAGTTGTAGTAGCAGTATAATCTTTTGTAAAAGAATACTGTATTGAATTACCATTAGTTATTTTAGTTGATCTTGAATTTCCTACAACTATAGGAAGAATATTTGTTTCTGGATCCACCGCATAAACGCTATCATTCTCACACCCAGAATGATCGTATGCAACATCTCCATATATGTTTGCATAAGATGCAAGAAGGGGGTCGTCTAAAATTGCTTGATATGTAGCATATGAACTTTCAAGAGAAGTATAGTTTGCAATATCGACTGTAGTTAAATCATCTAAAGGATAATATCCAATTGGATAGTCTGATAAAATTGTTGATCTATATGACATTATCCACCTACAATGGATCTAAGGTATCTAATTATAACAATTCCTGATCCGCCAGCCCTTCCTGATCCGCCGTTTCCGCTGCCGCTCCCACCAGTTTTAATATAGTAACCACCGCCGCCACCGCCGCCTCCGCCAGTATTAATTGCTCCTACTGTTGCGTTAAAAAATCCTACTTGTCCAGTTGCGGACTTTCCTCCATTTCCGCCCCCTCCTAGTCCACCTGTGCCAGCAGTTCCATTTGATGTAACTGTTCCATCTGCTGAACCATAAACTGCACCTCCTCCACCGCCACCAGCATAATATCCAGATGCTCCAGTTGAGGTTGCTGTTGCCCAAGCAGAATACGAATTGTTTCCTACGCCACCATTTCCTCCATTAGCAAAAAGAGTTCCGCTGTTATTTGACCCAGCAGATCCAGCGCCTCCACCACCAGCACTACCAACTGCACCAGGATAATAACTATTACTAGATGTAGCAGAGCCTCCTGCATTTCCTTGACCTGCTGTTGCAACACCAGAAGAAGTGTATCCAGACTCTCCGATTCCGCCTCCACCAGATCCTCCTGTTATGGGCCAACCAACTGTTGAATAATTTGGGCCCATTCCACCACCTACTGAGGTGTGAGTATTAAATTGAGAATTAGAGCCATTACCACTTCCAGAAACATCAACATTTGCAGCTCCGCCTGCACCAACTTGTACTAAATAGTTAAGACTTTCAAAGGTTCCAGTTCCGTAAAGAAATCCGCCAGCTCCGCCAGCTCCTCCAGCTCCGCCTCCATAATAGTTTCCACCACCACCGCCTGCTACCAATATAGATTCATACGCAACACTACCACCAGTTACTGAAAGTGTTCCATTTGCAGTAAATGTTCTATAGTAATATGTAGCATCTGATGAAAGAGTTCCACCAGTTACTGATGGTTTAAATAATTTATTGTAGCCAAATCCTTGTGCAGAAAGGGAGCCAATTGATTCTAGAAATGGCATGTTTACTCCTACCTATGCGTACTTAACTTGTGATGCAAGTACAGTATATGTTGCAGAAGCTGTTTTAATAATTGTATAAGTATAAATATCAATACATGATGCATTTCCTGCAGATGGTGCAGAACCAGAAACCCATTTAGGTGTTACAACACTGCTATCAATTGTAAATGATGATGGATAAGATGTTGTTGCTGCTCCAGTTGTATTTAAAAATGCTATTGTTAATGATTGACCTATAGACATTAAAGAGTTAAGTGTTGTTCCAGAGCTTCCTCTAATATTTAATGTAAATGCGCTAGTAGATCCCGTTGTATAGTACCACACACTTGATGTAGCAACATCAACATTTATTGTTGAAGAAGTTGCAGCTGCAACAATATTTGCGGTTTCTAATAACCCAGCTACTGCAGAATTTATTTGTATTGTGCCTTGCGTACCCGTTGTTCCCTGAGTACCTGTAGTTCCTTGTGATCCAGTTGTGCCTTGTGTGCCAGTTCCACCCTGTGAGCCAGTTGTTCCTTGTGCACCAGTTGTACCTTGTCCGCCAGTTGAACCTTGTGTGCCCGTTGCGCCTTGTGTGCCAGTTGCTCCTTGTGCTCCTGTACCAGTCGTACCTTGTGCGCCAGTTGTGCCTTGTGTGCCATCTGCACCTTGTGTACCAGTTGCACCTTGTGTTCCTGTACCAGTTGCACCTTGTGCACCAGTTGTACCTTGTGCGCCAGTGGTTCCTTGAGAGCCTTGAATTGGACCAACATTTGTCCAAGCAGATCCAGTCCAAACATATAGATCTCCAGAGATTGTATATGCATCACCTAAGTTTCCTGTTGGATGTGCGGATTGCAACGCACCTAAGCTTACATAAGTTCCTAAAATATCAACACCAGTTCCAGCAGCACCTTGAGTTCCTGTTGTGCCTTGTGTTCCTAAAGATCCTTGTGTTCCAGTTGCACCCTGTGTACCAGTTGCACCTTGTGCACCAGTTGTACCTTGAGTGCCTGTTGTGCCTTGAGTTCCTGTTGCGCCTTGTGTGCCAGTGGTTCCTTGTAGACCTTGCGTACCCTGTGTTCCAGTTGTTCCTTGTGGTCCAGGATTTGCTGTTAAATATGTATCAATGTTTTGTGCAAGTAGTTGAATGTCCGCAGGAATATCTGGCGGATCTGAATAAGCGGGAAAACTAAAACCCTTTGATGTTGAGCCCATTTTAAAATTATACCACCTTAAATATTATAACAATCATTTAGAACTAAAACACTCTGGGTGCCTAATAACTAAAGCCTTATTAACCCAAACCTGGTCTTCAATATTCCAGCCCCATTCGTATGATACGTCTATAAGGGCAAATCCGTTGTCAGTCATAAATTCTGTAATTTTATCAGTAGTCACATGATCATCGTGCATTGGAGTTTTTTCAGTCTCTAAATGAAATAGCCGAACATCTTTTAGCCGATCCCCAAATCCTTGTAGGACTTGCCAGCTATATCCTTCTGTATCAACTTTAACAACATCTATCCTATCATTGACCCCCAAATTTGATAGAAGAGTGTCCATGCGAGTAGAAGGAACTGTTATCTTCTGAACCTTGTCTGCATAGTATTCGGGGGTGGGGCTAATAGATCTATCTTTATTAAATACTGAGGATGTGCCAGAAGATTCTTTATCTTCACCATTAACAATATGAAAATCAGTTTGCCCGTCTTTTTCTGTAATAGCTGTATAAATAATATCCATCCACGGGTATTTAGATTTTGTTTGGCTAATAGCATTTACGTTGGCATCTACAGCAATTACCCTAGTGCTATTTAATTTCTTATATAAATAGTAAGCATCATCACCATCTCTTGTTCCAATGTCTATAATTATAGGAGCATCACTATCAAAGTGTTTACGGAAATTAGTTACTACTGGTTCTAATGGATCAATATATTCCCTTGTTTCAAATAATTTAAGATTGCCGATAATTGCTATTCTGTATCCATGCGTTATATCTTTTTTAAGGATTTCTTGGAATAGGTCATAAGACTCATCTTTTCTGCCGACCCACCAGCCAGCAACAGCTTTTTCAAACATTAAAGAATACTCTCCTGGATAATCTACCCAAGTAGGCAAAGCAGATACTTTATTTTTTGTATGCATTAGCCCTGTCTCAGAAAATGTATACGCTTCTTGCCAGCGCTTTGCTCTTTCACAATATCTTGCTAAAAGAAACCACGCCTCTGGTCTTGTTGGAATATATGCAACAGCTTTTAAGAATAAATTATGTACTGTGCTTTCACGATTTTTTTGATTTTCAAAACATTGAGCAGACTTTAAAAGAGATGTGTATACATATTCTGGATGAGAGTTATATCCATATTCTGCTGCACGAAGATAGAAAGAAACGGCAGAAGCTGTTTGTCCAGCCTTTTCATATTCCATTGCAATATTAAAGCTTAAAATAGGATTGAAGGGGTCTTTAGAAAGATCAACAACTAAATCATTTATTGACTTAAACATTTAAAGCCTCCTCAATCATTGTATCAATAACTTCACCAGGAACTTCTAAAACAAAAGCTGCATTGTCTTGGAATCCAAAACTAACTA